CATCAAGCTGCTTGTTAAGTTCTTCACGAAGAGCGTTCTGTTCTTCTTTTGCTTGCGTTAGAAGTTCGCTAGCATTAAGGGTTACAGTGTCACCTGGGATTGGGACGGAGTTTCCAAACTTACCTCGGATTTGACCAAGAGTCTCTTTAGATAAAGCAAGAGAGAAACGACGAATCCACTGTTGCCCAATTGAGTTAATGTTTTTAAAAGGAATATTCTCCATTGGCATTGTGTTCATGTTGTTGATTCCATTGACACCAGAATCATAAGAGCCAGTTGCAAATGCATTATTATCTTCAACAGAAAACCTAAACCAAAACTTCTCTGGTGATGTAGAGTTTGGTATCGGATAGATTCTAACATTGTTGTTAATTATCTCATAAGAATAGTGAGAGGTTCTTGTGTACAAGTGGTCCTCATATTGAATGGCTTGCATTTTGTTCTGCCATACAGGAATAACCTGAAATGTAGAATCGTCTGCGTATTGACCGTATGTTTGCATATCTCCGACAACATTTAGGCCACCATAGTAACCATAAAATCTCCACATTTGATGTGGACTTATGTAATACATGTTGCGTATTTTAATTCTTTTTGTTGTATCAATGTGTGAGAATGGTGTTGGGTCATCACTCTCTGCGGCGGTTTTTACAATCGCTTGAAGATCATAGTCTTGCTTATCCACTACCATATCAAAAGATGCAGAATAAATTGGTTCAGTACCGCCAATACCAGACTCGGTTGAAAATTTGTCTGCTACTCTAAACGCATAATCAAAAATAAACTTTGGATACTTAAGAGAAACAGAGTCAGTCCCAGATACAGTTCCTTTATGGTCAAATGAGCCTGTCTCGCCGCCGAGAGCGCTACCTAGAGCGTTCCTCGCCTGGTGTAGGTTAAGAATATAGGAGTATTCTAAAACGGCTTCCTCGTAGTGATTATAGACGTTATCTGCTGTAAGTTCAATATCAAGGACATCCCCTCCCAGCCTTTTATAGGTGTATGCTACTTGGGCTGCTGCTCCAGTTACAAAAGCCGCACTTCCTCCATAAAAGTTAATTGCTAAGGTTGCAACCACGTCATCAGTATTACCAGTTGAAGGTAAAATTATAGCACTTGTTGTTGATGCTGGTTTTAAAGTTGGAAATGACATTAATAGAATTCCTCCGCTAACACTAAATAGTTTCAAGATAAAAGAAAAACCCCTGCCGCATCATATGCAGCAGAGGCGCCATCGTATTCACACAACACAGTTTAATCGGAGGAGTCAGATCCTTTGGACGGCTTTTTCGTTTTAGCAGCGGCAGCTTTTCTTGCCTTCTTTTTTGCTTTTGCTTCGGAAGCGCTTGGCTTTGCCTTTGGGGCAGCTTTTGGCGCCGGAGCAGTCTCAATATTTGGGGCAGCTGATCTTCTATTTTTTCTTCTAGCACTTCTATGTGGCATTTTAGTTCTCCATTTACATATAAATAGTTATAAATAACAAAAGTCCCAAATTAATGGGACTTTTGCCTGATTACGGTTAATTAATCTTAGGTTTATTCACCAAAGAGATCGTATCCGTAAAGACGAACGATGAACTTACCAGCATCATAAGTACCAGCGGTAGATCCGGTGGTAACCATGTATAGGTATTTACCATCTACATCTGCATCAAGTTCTGCTGAAGAAACAACACCAACTGTTTGGTTAGCAGCAGCGATGATTTCAACTGCGTTCAAATTTGTCAAATCTCCAGATGCAGAAACAGCTGATCCGTACCAAAGACCGATTGCATCTTCACCAGTTGTTGGAGTTTCAACACAAACAAGTTCTACTTCAGTAACGACCCCATAAGTTGGGTCAAGTAATGCAATTTGAGCACCATCGGTAGTGACCTGTCCAAGTACCTTAGCGATACCGTTTGCATTACCAGCAGTACTAACAGATCTTGCTACTCCCGCACCAAGGTCAATTTGAATGTCGGTTGTATACAATGAAGCATCTCTAGTTCTTGTCTGTTGAATGATTGAGGCACTCATAGCATTTCCAGCTGTCTGTGCTGCAGTTTCTCCGGCCTGGTTGATATTTGCCAACCTTCCTCTACTTAATCTTCTTGCCATTTTATTTCTCCTTATAAATTAAAATATTATTGCAATAACTTGTCTTTAATCAATGAAATACATCAGCGGCCTCGATGCAATTCTTTCTAGTGGCAGCCGCCCCGCCCCAAGGAGAATAAAAACCAAGTTGCTTTAAATAGTTCTCAGTTAAAGAAAAACCCCCAATCGCAAAAGCGATCAGGGGCCGTTCAGGAAGAACTAACTAATCAAGGATTAGCTGTATTCTTCACCAAGAAGTCCACGTACAACAACAAGACCGTACATGTCCGGACGAACCATCTTCTTAGCATAACGAGTCATTACGCCCTTACGAGGGACGAAATCTTCTGGCCCAAAGATGGTAGGTGTAGTTTGCAGAGGCACATAAGGTGCATACACATAACCGCTTTCAAGGAAAGAAGAACCTCTACGTCCAACAAGAATAACTCCTCGTGGGAAATAAGGATCAACAATTACGTCAAACTTACGGCTCAATGAACCAACGTTAACAGCGCCAATGTCGCCTTTGTCAGCATCAGCAGTAACGTTAGCACGGAATCCAGCAGTGAATTCAAGAACGTTAGCAACTTCAGGAGAACAAACTACGAAGTTAGCACCACCACGAAGGGTCTTTCTGTGGATTTGAGCAGATACATCATTGATGGTCTCAATGAGGGTCTCATACCATTCAGAAACAGTTCCAGTAAAGTCTGGAGCAGCTTTGTTAGCACCAATCTCAGCACCAGTCTCACGATTAACGAAAAGTCCTGGAGAACGAGACCAGTAGAAAGTACCAGCTTTTGCACCGTTAACAAGATCAGCAAGAATCTCACGATCAATTTCAAGAGCAATTTGCTCAGAAAGGATAGAAGTCAACTCAACCTCGGCATCCAAGTTGTGGTAAGCATTCAAGTCTTGTCCCAATTCTGGGGTCCACTTGGCCTTCAACTTCTTGGTTTGCGCTGTGATTGCGATTGAGTCTACCTTGATGTTGATCTCTGGAATATCAGTACTGTTCTCAAGAGCGAACAAGTCTCCAACAAGAGCACCAGGAGAGGCAGCTACGGTATCATACTGATCCTTAACTGGGTAGGTAACACCAGCGGCAGTGATTGTAGCAGCAAGGTTACCAGTAGCAGTAGCAGCAGCATTACCAGCAGCAGCAGTGAAAACAAATCGAACTGAATCTTCACCACCATTAGGAGTGTTAATTGAATCAGCAGATCTTACAAGACGAGTCAAGCGACGAATTTGTGCTTGTGCGGTAGTAAGACCGGTGATTGCAGTATTGATATTAGAAACAGCGTTGTCTGTGCTAATAATAAATGCAGAAAGGTTATCAAAGTCTGGATCGCCAGCGTTTGAAGCAATTTTTCTTTTTCCACAATCAATAACAACAACACCAGTGCTGTCTGTAAGAGAGAGGAGATCAGGGTCATAGTTGATAAGCTTCTTGTTTGCATCAGAAACAGCACCATCAAGCAAGAAGATCTTTACTCTAACTTCAGCATCAGCGTTAGGAAGGGTTGCGTTGTTACTTCCACTTGGAGATGCATACGCATAACCAGTAGCACCATCACGAAGTGGACCACTAAACCCAGCACCAGTAGAAGAATCAACAAGATTAACACCTTGCTGAATGTCCTTACCAACTCTGTCAGTACCGTAGATAGACTGAGCATCAGTGTTACCCATACGAGGTGAACCACCAATTTCGTCAACTCCAAAAGTGAAGTCAAGGAAGAAGATGAGTCCAGAAGGAAGGCTCATCGGCTGAACGCTAACAAGATCGTTAGCAATAAGTCCGGCGAATACACGACGAACGATTGGGAAAGCAACAGCAGCGAAACCTTCAACATCACCAGTACCGGCGCCGCCGCCCATAGTAGATGCTTCACGAAGAAGTTCTTTTGCTTGGTTTTCCAAGAGACGAGCCATGTTGTTCTTGTCATGGTCGCTTTGAAGGCCTTCAAGTAATCCAGTAGATTCCCACTTAGAAAGAAGAGCAGCGCCTTCCTTCTTCATGTCACGGTTTACTATGCCTTCAGTCAATTTTGATACAATAGACATTTTATTTTACTCCTTATAAATTATTATTTAATGCCTGCGAGTTTTTGCATCTTTTCCATAAATGGATCAGCGCTTTTGTTCTCGCTTAAGTTTTG